TCCGGGCGGTCCCGATGATCCGGCCTCATGGGACAAGCTGACCGCGCTGCTCGGGCGGGCATGGGCACATGAAAGCGGTGCGGTGATGCAGCTTTCCAAACTCGCCATCGACACCGGCTATGAGGCCCCGGCGGTTTATGCCTGGTCGCGCGCCGTCGGTTACGCGCAGGCGACGCCAATCAAGGGCGTGGACAGCTTCAATCGCTCGACGCCGGTGTCCGGGCCGACGTTCGTCGATGCCACCATGGGCGGCAAGCGGCTGCGGCGCGGCGCGCGGCTCTGGACCATCGCGGTCTCGAGCTTCAAGGCGGAAACCTACCGGCTCTTGCGGCTGGAACGCCCGAGCGACGAGGACCGAAGCTTGGGCGTCTGCGATCCGACAGGCACGATCCACCTGCCGGCATGGGCCGACACCGAATGGCTCAAGCAGCTGGTGGCCGAACAGATGGTCACGGTGCGCAACAAGCGCGGCTTCGGCCACCAGGAATGGCAGAAGATGCGCGAACGCAACGAGGCGCTCGACTGCCGGGTCTACGCCCGCGCGGCGGCGTGGATCCTCGGGGCCGACCGCTGGGACGAGGCGACATGGCGGTCGCTGGAATCCCAGGCGGGCGTGCAAACCAAGGCGATCGCCGCGCCCGAGGGGATGATCCCGGCCGCACCCACCGCAGGAACCGTGCAGACACCGCCCCGACGCCGTGTTGGCGCGGTGCGCCCAACATACATGAGGTAGCGACGATGACTCTGGCTGAAATGCAGGCGCTGCTGGCGGCGCTGCTCGGGATGCGCTTCGGCGGGGTGCGGTCTGTCAACTATGACGGTCGCCAGATCACCTATGGCTCGGACGCTGAGCTTAGCAACGCGATCTCTGATTTGGAGCGGCGGATTGCGGCGTCCGATCCCACGGTGACGCGCTCGCGGGTTTTCCGGCCCTATGCCGTGAAGGATCTCTGACATGGCAAAGAGCAACTGGCGGGCGCGCGTCGGCGCATGGATCGGCGGCTTTGGAAGCCCTGGCGGGTTTGATGCCACCTCGGGCCAGCGCCGCCTCAAAGGCTTCACCACCTCGCGCGCCCATGTGAACGCGCTGATCGGCGCATCCGGGCCGGAGATGAACGCCCGCGCCCGCTGGCTGGTGCGCAACAACGGCTATGCCAACAACGCCATCGAGTCGTGGGCGGCAAATACGGTCGGCACCGGCATCAGCCCGACCTCCAAGATTTCCCAATCCGCACGCAAGGACGCCTTGCAGCGGCTGTGGCTGGCATGGACCGACGATGCCGACGCCGAGGGGTTGACCGACTTCTACGGCCTGCAGCGCCGCGCCGCGCGTGAGGTCTTCATGACCGGCGAGGTGTTTCTGCGCTTTCGGCCGCGCCGCGTGGAGGATGGGCTGGTGGTGCCGTTGCAGGTGCAGATGCTGCCGTCAGAGATGCTGCCGCTCAACCACAACGCGGTGGACCGGAACGGCAATGTGATCCGCCAGGGTATCGAGTTCAACTTGATCAGGCAGCGGGTGGCATATCACTTCCTGCGCCGCCATCCCGGCGACAGCACCGAACCGGGCATGTCCGGCGAGACCGTGCGGGTTCCTGCCTCGGAAGTGATGCATGTGATCGACCCGCCCGAGGCCGGGCAGTTGCGCGGCGTGTCGCGCTTTGCGCCCGCCATCGTGAAGCTGTTCCTGCTTGATCAGTATGACGACGCCGAGTTGGACCGCAAAAAGGTCGCGGCGATGTATGCGATGTTCGTGACTTCGCCCGCGCCGGAGATCCCGGTCAAGCGTTCGGAGGATGAATACGATATTGCGCCCGGCCAGATATTGCGACTCGATCCCGGTGAGGAAGTGACCGTGGGTCAGCCTGCCGACAGCGGCGGGTCATATGAGCCGTTCCAGTATCGCACCCTGCTGCAAATCTCGGCGGCGCTGGGCATTCCTTACGGCTACCTCAGCAACGACGGGGCCAAGGGCAACTTCTCGAACTCGCGTCTGTCGCTGATCGAGTTTCGTCGCCGGGTTACGGCGTGGCAGCATTCGGTGATGGTGTTCCAGATGTGCCGACCTATCTGGGCGCGGTTCATGGACACCGCCGTGCTGGCGGGCGCGCTGCGGCTGCCGGGCTATGATCGAAAGCGCGGTGAATATCTGGCCGCTGACTGGCTGCCGACAAAGTGGGATTGGGTCGATCCGCTGAAGGACGCCAATGCCGAGATCGCGCAGATCGAAGCGGGCCTGAAATCGCGCACCCAAGGCATCGCCGAGCGCGGCTATGACGCTGAGCAGGTTGACCGCGAGATCGCTGCCGAGCGCAAACGGGAAGTGGCGCTGGGCCTCGACTTCCGCCGTCCGGGATCCCCGGCGCAGGCACCAGGCACACCGGTTGCACTAGGCGCGGCTGATCAGAATGACGAGCAGGACGTGGCTGACCCCAACCAGGACCCGCAGGAGGGACAGTGATGTTTCACGCTCAGATTGCCCAGCGGGCGTTCAACACGCCATTGCTGGTCGAGCCGTCCAAGGCCATGGCGTTCCTCGCCGGTCTGGGGCCGCGCATTACCGGGCGGCAGGTGAGGCTGGTTGGTGGTCTTGCGGTCGCGCCCGACGATGTGGCCCATGCGGCATTGCCATCTCGCACCGGGATCCTGACCAACGGTCTGGCCGATGAATACCGCCGCGATGGCCAGACGCCGTTCGCAATGGTCGATGGCATTGCGGTGATCGAGGTTTCCGGTGTGCTGGTGCATCGTGGGTCGTGGATCGGGCAATCGTCCGGGCAGACCTCTTACGAGGGGATAGCAGCCCAACTTGCCGCTGCCGTCGCTGACCCTGCGGTGCGCGGGATCGCGCTGGAGATCGACAGCTTCGGCGGCGAGGTCGCGGGGGTGTTCGATCTGGCAGATGCGATCCGCGCGGCGCGGGCGTCAAAGCCGGTGCAAGCCTTTGTCGCCGAACATGCATTCTCGGCGGGTTACGCGCTGGCGTCGCAAGCCACCTCGATCATCCTGCCCCGCACCGGGGCGGTGGGCAGCATCGGCGTCGTGGTGATGCATGCCGATCTGAGCGGGCAGCTATCCGACGATGGCGTGACCGTCACGCTGATCCATTCCGGCGCGCACAAGGTTGACGGCAACCCTTATGAGCCTCTGCCCGATCCGGTGCGCGCCCGCATCCAGACGGAAATCGACAGCATCCGCACGCTCTTTGCGCAGACCGTCGCGGCGGGGCGCGGGCGTCGTCTCACTGCCGAGGCGGCGCTGGCCACCGAAGCCGAATGCTATCGCGGCGCGGATGCCGTGGCGGCCGGGTTGGCGGATGAAGTTTCAGACCCGGCATCGGCCTTCGCAGCCTTTGCCGATGCTGTGAATGGGCGGGCAGCCCGAAGCGCGATGCCGGGACGCGCAATACGATCCCAGCTTTCAAAGGAGGTTTCCATGAAACCCAACGTGACGACCACCGCGGCAGTGGAAACCGCCACCAATGAGACTGAAGACCACGTGACCCCTGCAGCTTCTGAGCCGACCCCTGCGCCTGCCGGTGCGACCGGTGCGACCGGTGCGACCGGTGCGACCGGTGCGACTGGTGCTGCCGCTGCTGCCGCTGCTGCCGCTGCTCCCGCGCCTGCACTGAGCGAAGCCGCCAGTGCCATGGCCCTCGTGCGGGCCGAGGCGGCGGAGATCGCCATGATCGGCGCACAGGCGCTTAGGCTTGGCCTCTCGATCGACGTGGCTGAGGCTGTGCAGAAAGGCCTCAGGCCCGACGCCATGCGCGCATCCGTCCTGAACCAGCTGGCTGCGCGCGGCGACGCCAGTGCCGTTGCCGTGGTGCCGCCTGCGAAGTCGGCCACCCCGGAAAGCCCGCTGCTGGCCGCTCTCAAGCGTGCCGCCAGCGCAGGTAAGGCCGCCTGACGCCCTGCACCCAAAACCGAAAGGATTTGAACCATGACCACCCTGACCCAAGCGCCCAGCATGGGCGACGTCCTGAAATGGGACGCCAATCCGAACTACACCCGCGAGGCAGTGACGTTGCTGACTGGCACCAGCTATGCCGCCGGGTCCGTCCTCGGCAAGATCACCGCCAACGGCAAATACAAGCTGGCCACCGCTACCGGGACCGATGGGGCGCAGATCGCCTCGGCGGTGCTGCTGACCGCCACCGACGCGACTGGCGCGGATGCCATGGGCGTCATTCTGGCACGCGGCCCGGCCATCGTATCAAAAGCGGAGTTGGCGTTCGATGCCTCAGTCACAGCAGGGGCACTGACCGACACCAAATACGCCGAACTGGTCACCGTCGGCATCGTGCCGCGCACCCGCGCCTGATCCACATCGCGGCGGTCATCGCCGCGGATGATCTCACCCCAAAACATCACGGAGACCCAAGATGAACGCCATCATTCGCAACCCGTTTGACGCGGGCGGTTACTCGCTTTCTGAGATGACGCAGGCCATCAACATCCTGCCCAACATCTACACCCGCCTCGGCGAGATCGGCCTTTTCCGCTTCGAGGGCGTCACCCAGCGTTCGGTGATCATCGAGCAGTTTGAGGGTATCCTCAGCCTGCTGCCTTCTGTGCCGCTGGGTGGTCCGGCCACCGTTGGCACCCGCGAGGGTCGTTCCATGCGCAGCTTCGCCCTGCCGTGGATCCCGCATGACGATGTGATCCTGCCCGGCGACATTCAGGGCCAGCCCGCGCTGGGCGCGTTCGATGCCGCCGATCCGCTGGTCACGGTGATGACTCGCAAGCTGACGCTGATGCGGCGCAAGCACGCTCAAACCCGCGAGTATATGGAGATGAACGCGCTGCGCGGCATCGTGAAGGACGGCGCGGGCACCACGCTCTACAACTACTTCACCGAGTTTGGGCTCGCGCAAATCTCGGTCGACTTCGTTCTGGGCACCGCCACCACCAACGTGCAGGGCAAGGTTCGTGAGGTGCTGCGGGCGGTCGAGGACAATCTGCTGGGCGAAAGTATGACCGGTGTGCGTGCCCTCGTCAGCCGCGAATTCTTCGACAAGCTGATCGCGCATGCGAAGACCGAAGAAGCCTACAAGTTCTACTCCGCCGTCGGTGCGCAGCCGCTGCGCCAGGACATGCGCCGCAATTTCCCCTTCGCGGGCATCGTCTTCGAGGAATATGACGGCGCTGCCACCCTGTCAGGTGGTGGTTCAGAGCGGTTCGTGCCCGCGAACGAGGGCATCGCCTTCCCGCTCGGCACGATGGACACCTTTACCACCTATGGCGGCCCGGCGAACCTGCTGGAAGCGGCAAACACCATTGGCCTGCCGCTCTATGCCCGCCAGCACATAGACGCGAAAGGCCGCGGGATCGATCTGATGACCGAGGCTTCGATCCTGCCGGTCAACAAGCGGCCGCGCATCGCGATCCGCCTGCACAGTTCCAACTGATCGGGGTCCGTTAGATGAACGCCTTTTCCGCCGCCATGAACGTGCTCTTCGCGGACGCCAACATGGCGGCGGACGCTCTCTGGTTTGCGGGCGGTGTCGGCCCGGGCGTGCCCTGCCGGGTCATCCGCAAATCGCCCGACGAGATCACGCCCTTCGGGGCCGGGCGCATCTTGTCCGAAACCACCCAGATCGATGCCCGCAGCGCCGACATACCCACTCCCGCCCCCGGCGATCTGATCAACATCGGGTTCGAAAGTTTCACCATTCAGGGCGAGCCGAAACTCGACCGCGAGCGCCTGATCTGGACACTGGACATGAGACCAGCATGAAGATCAATGTCAGCATCTCCCCCGACCTCGTGGCGCTGATGGCAGCGGAGGTAAAGGCAGGCCAGAAGGCGGTCTCGACCACGATGGCCGAGGCCGGGGCCAGCCTCAAATCCGCATGGCGGACGCAGATCACCGGGGCGGGCCTGGGGGCGCGGCTGTCGAAAACCATCCGCTCACAGACCTATCCCAAGGGGCGCAACAGCCTCGACGCCGCCGCACTGGTCTGGTCCAACGCGCCGGTGATCATCGGCGCGCATGACACCGGGCCGCTGATCCGGTCCAAGGGCGGCTCCTGGCTGGCGATTCCGCTGCCCG